AAGAACCAGAGAGTCGTTGTGTACGATGATTTCGCACAGATTGTTGACTCTGCAGGAAAACCGAATCCTGAATTCATGGAACTTATTCGCACGGGAAACTTGGCACCCTATCCGCTGCACATGGCTACCATTGAGGAGAAAAGTAAAAGCTACTTTAACTCTCGTGTCATCATCTGCACGTCCAATGTGAGCGTTGATCAGATTCGACCTGAATCAATTGCTTGCCGAGAGGCTGTGCGTAGAAGATTTGACCTCGTTGGTGAAGTCCAAGTGTGTCCGCAGTTTGCGACCAGAGGGGAGGACGGCAGAATTTATTTAGATAGAATGAAGGTTGAGCGTGTGACTGGGTCACCCCGGCCATCATTGGATGTGTACAGGATTTATTTGCGCGATCCCTTGACGGGACGTTTGGTGCGTGAAGAACCCCTGTCATACCATGAGTTTTCAAAGTTGGCGCTGCAAAAGTATCGTGACAGATTTACACGCTCTGCCACAATGCATAAATTTCTCCAAGAATATGCAGATTTGCCATTGGAAGCACAGATGCTTACTCCGAAGGAGGAAGAGCAGTGGCTAACTGAATTTGACACAGAAGTTAAACTCGTCGAAATGGAGAGTATGGCTAAGTGGAAAGCGGAACAAGTCACTGAGTTCATGGAAGTCTATACAGACCTTCGTGAGTGCGTGCATCCAGATTCGCAATTTGCATTGGATGAGTACAGCGTCAAGAGCAAGGCTCGAGAAATCATCGAAGCTTCTTGGACTAAATTGATCGCTGGTCTGAATCAATTTTGGGCCACTGATGCTGCACAACGCCTCAAGCAGCTGGTGAAGAAAAACACCATGTTGTTGCTCTCAGTTGGCGATTTGCTGGGAGGCATTCGCAAGCGTGCCGTTCAACACAGCCGGAAGGTTGTGGAGAGATTACAGCAGGAGAGCCGAGGCTGGTTGGAGAAGGTGAAAGCCTTTTGCATCCGCGTTGCAGAGGCTGTCAAGCAGCACCCGTACATTACTATTGGCCTGGCACTGGTTCCACTTCTTTTGTTTGCCGTTGGGCAATACATTAAGGGCGGAAAAACAGTGGCCGTAGGACCTCCTCTGGATCACCACCATGAAGGATTGACTCGAGGGGAGCGCACTCTACATCGACACTCGTGTCTGTGGTGTGAAGAAATTTATGAACACACACATGAGATCAAGACAGTGCAAGAATCGGTGCAATACCCCCAACTTTGCGGGAAGTGCGACCGAGCTGGCGCTGTTGTCCGAAATGGAGAGCGTAACGGAGAAGCTGGATTTGAGGTTTTGAAAGGCCATAGAATGAGATTCGTCCCATTCTCTTTTACTGCGGAGTTGAGTGGCTCTGGCGACGTGCATACGCGAAAGCGTGAAGCTATGCGTACAGAAACACTCGGGTCAGGTGACGTGTACACCCGGAAGAAGGCAGCAGCCAGAACTGAATTGGCAGGGTCCGGTGACGTGCACACCAAGAAGAAGCAATCCCTTCAAGTGGAAATGGACGACAATGTGGGTGATGACTATGAACCCATAGTGAGCGAAGATCAGATTGAAGCTCAATTATTGTCAGATCCAAATGCGTTGCAGGTATCTAAGAAAATCCTGCACAACATGTATACTTTGGATTTGCTGAGCGGAGGTGAGTGGAAGGCCAGAATCAAGCTGTGCTTTATTATTGGTCGCGTGGCCTTGACTGCAGGTCACATTGCACCACATCTTGCAAAAGCTGAGGCCATTCGAATCTCCAACGCCACGGTACGCGAGGGACACGTCATTCCCATTAACAAAGTCAAATGGCACAAGCTGACGGGGAAGGATGGAGTCTCCAAGGACCAACTCTTGATTGTTTTCCCAAAATCTGTCCACGATCATGCTGATATAACAGGTAGTATTGCCTCTTCAGCAGAGATGACTAAATTCAACACAGTGAGTGGTTGCTTGCTGTCAAATGCTGATGGAGTCGTCGTGATGCGTTATGGTCAGATACGGTCCTCGGACATTGTCAGGCACTATACTGATTGTGATGGCAACACTTACAAGTTGAGATCGTCCTACCAGTACAATCTGGAGACGAAGGACGGGGATTGTGGAGCCATCTTAATGGGGATTCATGTGGGACTTGCACGTAAAATCATTGGGATACACGTTGCAGGTACTATTGGCCTAGGAATGTCCTCTCCATTGAATATTGAGGACATCAAGAGAGGACTTGCGCACATTGCCATGGATGCACAGGTGAGTCTTAATTTGGACCCACTGCTGAAAGCGCCTACGGCACATGAGAAAATTGCACTGCCAGAGGGAGACTTTGTCCCAGTGGGTAAGGCGATCTATAAAGTTGCTTCGCCTACAAAGACGGCCCTCAGAGAAAGTGCAGTTCACGGTATGATCACAGCACCCACAACTGCTCCGAGTGCGTTGGCACCAAAGATAGTGGAGGGTGTGCGTGTTGACCCAATGCAGCTAGGTTTAAAGAAAGCTGGCCGCATTCCACCCTCACTTGACTTAAACCGATTGAACATTGCCCTCAATGACGTGGAACGCGTTGTGAACACGATCCCTGATCCTAATCACGCGCGTATTCTCACAGACGATGAGGCTGTGGCTGGAGTGGAGGGTGATGCTTTTCTTGCCCCCATCAATCGCAAATCATCGCCGGGGTTTCCTCTTACCAAAGAGAAGAAGGGGTTGCCAGGCAAAATGCGGTGGTTGGGGGAAGTAGAGTACAAACTTGACCCTGAAATTAAGGCCGAGATGGCCAGAGTCGTGGAAAATGCGAAACACAATGTGCGCACGCCCACAATCTGGACAGACACACTGAAGGATGAGCGACGTCCGCTTGAAAAAGTGGCGATGGCTAAAACCCGTGTTTTTGCGGCCGGACCTATGGTTTATACCTTGGTTTTTAGGAAGTACTTTCTTGGCTTCGCTGCACATTGTGCCAAGAACAGGATAGACAATGAAATCTCGATTGGGACTAATGTCTATTCTCTGGACTGGACACGCACGGCCGAACGGTTGTGCAGCAAAGGTAACAAAGTCATTGCAGGAGATTTCTCTAATTTTGACGGCACGTTGGTGCTTGAGATTTTGGCAGAGATCGTTGAGATCGTGAACAAGTTCTATGACGACGGAGAGGAAAACGCACTCATTAGACGTGTTCTCTGGAAAGAGATCGTCAATTCAGTGCACGTCTGCGGAGACGACGTCTACATGTGGACTCATTCTCAACCGTCTGGTTGTCCGATCACGGCCATTCTCAATTCCCTCTACAATTCTGTGTCAATGAGATATGTGTGGCTCACAGTGATGCCACCTGAGTTCCAAACGATGCGCTCGTTCAACGAGCATGTTGCTATGGTATCTTATGGTGATGACAATTGTGTAAACATCTCAGATGCTGCTATTGATCATTTCAATCAGCTGACCATTGCTGAGGGATACAAGGAGATGGGCATGACATACACGGACGAAACGAAATCTGGAAAGATGATTCCCTATCGCTCGATCGATGAAATCGGGTATTTGAAGAGAGGATTCAAGTGGGACGAGGAAGAACACCAGTACATTGCTCCCCTAGACCTCTCTGTAGTGCTCGAGATGATTAATTGGGTGAGAGGGGACTTCGATCGAGAGGAGAGGACCATTGAGAATATGGAAACCTCTGCTTTTGAGTTGTCCTTGCACGGACGCGAAGTCTTTGAACATTGGATTGGACGATACAAACAAGCAACGCGCGGATTTCAGATGCGGCCACTCTTCCTGACCTATGATGAATATCGATTCGTCGAGGCCAAGAAGTATGGCCGACTGGCAGCCGCGTGCAATTAAATCCGAAGCTAGGGGCCCCCACTAATCGCCGCAAGGTGGGGGCAGCAAAGCCCGGTCTTCGGTCTTCTCTGTGAGAAGGGCGGAGAGCCTACAAGCTCTACTAGTTGGTGTGTGCCGCCTAAAATCCAGGCTACCAACTCGGCGCTTTAGATCAGATCCGTTTAATCGAGCGGCTGAGAGTTAGCTAACTCAATCGATTGCTATGACACAAAATCAAAAAGATTTGTCCCATATTGGGCCACAAGAAAACGTTCAACAGATCACTACTTTCGTTGATGATACGGAGATTCAAACGTATGAGAAGCCTTCGATTTCTTCAGTGAGAGCATGGACAAAGATGGCCGAGGATGACAAGATGCATGATATTCATTCCATTCTTAATCGTCCAGTGAAAGTTCATGAGGGAGAATTTAACTCTACATTTGCGAATGTTTCGTTGAAGTTTCCCGACGTGATTCTGCAAAATTCAACTAATGTTGTTAAGAAACTTGATTATTTCACATTCTTTCGTGCCAACGTAAAGATTCGTTTGATTTTCAATGCCACTCCTTTCATGAGTGGCAAGTATTGGATGTTTTTCGCCCCTTTTGATGTAGTTTCTAATAGAGGGGCCATGCTGGGGAACCTTGCCAATGTGACAGGTTTCCCCGGAGTTGAAATTGACATCGCGAGTAACGCGCCGGTAGAAATTAAGATGCCGTACTGTTCACCTTTGTCACATTTCAATCTGCTTGATGCGCACTCTAACATGGGTGAGCTGTATCTTGTTCCCCTCAACACCATCCAGTCTGGTGTCTCCCCTCTTTCTGTGGGGGCGACATTCACCATTTTTGCCTGGTTTGAGGATATTGAGCTTGCTATGCCAACTTCTAAGGGAGTCTCAGTGCCCGCTCAAAAGTGGGTCGCTCAGATGGAGACTCGTTCAGAGGAACATCAGGCCACTTCCGGACCTCCCATTTCCGGAATAGCAAACTCAGTGGCTAAGGCCGCTTCAGCTCTGGGTGCAATACCCACATTAGGGCCGCTGATGCGCCCTGTCGAGTGGGTGTCTCGAGCCATTGGTGGAGCCGCTTCGGCTTTGGGATGGAACAAGCCCACAAATCTGGACAAGGTTTGCCCCTTCATCAACATCCCAGCAAAGGGGTACACCAACGCAGACGGGATCGACCTCTCGGTCAAACTTGGAGCAATGCCAGACAATGGTCTGACATATGATGGAGGCATTTTCTCAACTGACATCGATGAGATGGACATAGCCTACGTCTGTTCCAAGTCTTGCATTTTTCGTGCGGGACTTTCTTGGAATTTGGACAGACCTGCTGGGACTATTATACATCGCAACAATGTTGCTCCTGGCATGGCCAGTGGTAGTAGTGGGTCTGTTTTGATGCCCACAACCGTGGCCTACGTTGCCTCCATGTTTCAACAGTGGAGGGGTGCGATCAAATATCGAATTACGGCTGCGAAAACAGCTTTTCACTCAGGTAGATTGCGTATCACGTACCACCCTGGCATCTACGGAGCTGATGTCTTTTCTGACACAGTCCCGGAGAATGCCTACAATTGGATTCTTGACCTGAGTGTTTCATCAGAACTTGAATTCGAGATACCGTATGTTTCTAATGTGCCTTGGAAAGAGGTTTATGTTGGCACATACGCTAACGCGAATTGGGATCTGGAGAGATACTCAACAGGCACTATTACCGTAACTGTGCTCAACGAGCTTCGGAGAGCATCAGACTCAGTCGCAGACAACGTCCCCCTAAATTTTTGGGTTTCAGGGGGAGACGATATCTCTTTTGCAATTCCTGATTTCTCTCGCTACGCTGTCACCACGCGTTCAACATTGCTTGGTGACGTGATGGAAGAGGAGGAGGAGGTCGAGCAGCCCTGGAAGGCTCAGATGTTCAATCTGACGTCCAGTGCTGTTCAGCATAATGAGCAGGTCGACAACACAGCATCTACTGCATTCCCCATGGGCATGATGGACCGAACAATGGCTGAGCAACTATGCATTGGTGAGAAAATAACCAATTTGAGACAACTCATTAAGCGATTTGGGCTAACTTCAATTGGTAAACCCTTTCCTTATATGAGTTTTGATGGTGCCAGCTACTGTTTCCCGGGTCCCATCCCGCTCAACAATGACTTCTATTTGTACAACAAGTTGAGAGTTGATCCTGCATTCTTTGGAGAAATGACATCTTCTGCTACTCCACAGCCGCAGATCGTTTACTTGCCAAGTGATCGTCTTCCAGACGGTAGCCTTGAGCTCGGCGATTATGTGGCTGCATTGCATTATCCAACTCGCTGCCCACTCTACTACATTTCCTACCTGTATAGGTTTTGGCGTGGATCGCGCAGATACAAGGTGGCGACCCCAGTCACCAACGGTTTGCGTCCGATTTCGATGGGCAAGCGTGCGACCACGTATGAAACCGCCGGTCGTGATTTATACTCAGAAGCAACTGATGGTTACAGCTATGATGCTATTCGACCATCTGACCCGCTCATAGTTCGTCGTTCTGCAGAAATCGACGAGAATGGGACGTTGCAAAATCCAGAAATCGGTATTTTTACAAGTACCCAAACTTCTTCAGTGTTCGAGCATTATGTCTATCCGGACCAGAACGGAACCTTGGAATTCGAGGTCCCGTACTATGCTCAAACGCCCATTTCCCTCGTGGGAGAAGGTGTTATCTCAAACGTTGATGGCCCTATTATTCGTAGAGGCAAAGTCGACATCATGAGGTCCCTAGACCCTCGAGGACTCGACAGACCAATGTATTCTTTCTACTCAGGCCAGTCTTTTCCAGCGAGTGGAGCGGCTACAGCTGTCGATGACGGAGGAATTCGCAATTGTTTTGGTGCATACACTCTATATGAGGCTGCCGGAGATGATTTCAGCTTCGGCTATCTCATTGGAGCTCCACGAATAATTGCGGTCCAGTCTCTTTAGACTCTGGAAGGAGTCCCTTCATAAGTTTCTTCTTCTTTCACACCTCAAGGTGGTCACCTCATGCGAAAGTGAGGTCCTAGTTACATTTTAGCACGATGAACCACCTACGGGGTGGACGTAGTTGTGTTGAGCCAGTGTGATTGGGTTCAGCCTTGAATCTCATTTGTTAGAGAGTCTATTATTTTAAAATCTTTCGTGCTAGGTCG